AAGTAACCGGCACAGCAATTTTCAGCGCGCGAGCGTTCAATCCCGCGCGGGCTTCGGCTTCGGTGTCGAACCAGTCGGCGTGACCGTTCGCGAACAGGTTCACGTACACGGTGCGCGTCGGTCGCTCAATCGCGGCCGGCTTCGATTTATCTTTCATTCGTGCTCTCTCTTTCGGGTTGTGCTGACCTGAAATACTACCCGAAGGAGAGCGTATGTCAACAGGAGATTTCAATGCAGCGCGTGCAATGCAAAGCGTTCGCGCGCTCCACTGGCGCGCAGTGCGCAGCAAAGGCGGTTCCGGGTAAGGAAGTCTGCCGCGTGCATGGCGGGCTGTCGGACGGAGCGCCGGAAGGCAATCAGAACGCGAAGAAACACGGCATCTACGGCCGGCACCTCACCGACGAGGAAAAGGCGGATTTCGACGACGTGAGCGCGCGGCTCGGATCGCTCGACGACGAAATCACCCTGCTCCGCTTCCGGATGCAGCGCGCGCTCGATGCTGAAGCTAAGGCGTGGAAAGACGACCCGAAACACGGCCTCGAAGTCATTCAGAAGCACGACCGCGAGGCGTCGGAGTTTGGGCCGGGCGACGAGACGGTGCGCAAACGCGTCGACTACGGCGAGCACGTCGAACGCCTGGCGCGGCGCATCGAGTCGCTAGAAAAGACGCGCGCGGACATGCTGCGCGACTCTAGCGGCGGCGACGACAGCGATATGACCGCGACGGACACATTCATCTCTCCGGATGAGCCGATCCCCGAAAAGCCGATTCTCTGACATGGCGAAACGACCAACGGGACCGACGAGCGTATTCGAGTCGATCCAGCTTACGGCGAAGCAAGCGAACATTTACGCGTGGGGATGGCAACCGAAAGCCCGCTTCCGCGATGCCGTGTGCGGCCGACGCTTCGGCAAGACGTTCCTCGGCGCAAAAGAGATGCGGCGCGCGGCTCAACTGGCGGCACGCTGGAAGGTTAGCCCCGACGACGAAATCTGGTACGCCGCGCCGACGTTCAAGCAGGCCAAGCGCGTGTTCTGGCGCCGGCTGAAGCGAGCTATACCGCGCGCATGGATGGACAGCAAGCCGAACGAGTCGGAATGTTTCATCCTGCTCAAGACCGGCCACATCATCCGGATTGTCGGGCTGAACGAATACGACAACCTGCGCGGCTCCGGCCTGTTCTTCGCGCTCGTCGACGAATGGGCGGATTGCCCCTATGAGGCGTGGAAGGAAGTTCTGCGCCCGATGCTCTCGACGTGCAAATACGAAATCGACGGCGTGAAGTATGTCGGCGGCCATTGCTTGCGCATCGGCACGCCGAAGGGCTTCAACCATTGCTATGACTCATGGGTTGCCGGGCAGGAAGGCGGCGAGCCTGATCACAAGTCATGGCTCTATACGTCGGTGCAAGGCGGCAACGTCCCGCCCGAAGAAGTCGAGGCCGCTCGGCGCACGCTAGACCCGCGCACGTTCCGCCAGGAATACGAAGGCTCGTTCGAGAACTATTCCGGGCGCGTCTATTACGACTTCCATCGGCGCGAGTCGGTCAAGCCCTGCGCATATAACCCGGCGCTGCCGCTGCACATCGGAATGGATTTTAACGTCAACCCAATGTCAGCGGTCGTGCATCAGGAGCAAGCGAACGGCGAAATCTGGTGCATCGCCGAGCACGTCATTCCGACGTCGAACACCGACGAAATGGCGGGCGTGCTGCGCGATGCCTACGGTCTTCCGTCGTTCGACCCGACGCAACCGAAGCTCGATCACATCACGATCTATCCGGACCCGGCCGGCGCACAACGCAAGACGAGCGCGCAGGGCAAAACGGATATTTCGATACTTCGCTCGTATGGCTTCAAGGTCATCGCGATGGACGCTCACCCGCTGGTGCGCGACCGGATCAACTACGTCAACGGGCGCATCAAGTCGGCAGACGGCAAACGTCACTACTTCGTCGACCCGTCGTGCAAAGAGACGGTCAAGTGCCTCGAACAGCTTGTCTACAAGGAAGGCACGAACGACCCGGACAAGGAACTCGGCTTCGATCACGTTCCCGACGCGATCGGCTATTACCTGTTCACGAAATTCGTCCATATCCCGGCCAAACGCATCCAATCCGATCACATTCACCGATAGGAACCCCATGCATCACGATTTGCGCCTCGGCGATTGCCTAGAGGTGATGGCGACGCTCGCCCCGGCGTCGGTCGATCTGATCCTGTGCGATTTGCCCTACGGCACGACTCAGAACAAGTGGGATTCGGTGATTCCGTTCGCGCCGCTATGGGCGCACTACAAGCGGATTTGCCGCGGCGCGATAGTCCTTACGGCGCAGCCTCCATTCGACAAGGTGCTTGGCGCATCGAATCTCGGGATGCTGCGCTATGAGTGGATTTGGCACAAGACGCGCGCAACGGGGCATCTAAACGCGAAGCTGCAGCCGATGAAGACGCACGAAAACGTGCTCGTGTTCTACGAAAAGCAGCCGACATACAACCCGCAGGGGTTGGTTAGAAAGGCGGTTCCGACTATTCGCAGGGGCGGCGACAACGGCGGCAATTACGGCAAGTCGGATAAGGATTCGCTGCAGGAATTCGAGAATTATCCGCGCTCGATTATTGGCATCGCCTCGGAAGGCAAGACCGTCCACCCCACGCAAAAGCCCGTCGCGCTCATGGAGTACCTGATTCGCACATACACGAACGAAGCCGACACGGTGCTCGATAACTGCATGGGGTCGGGTACGTGTGGCGTCGCCTGCGCCAACACCGGCCGCAATTTCATCGGCATCGAGCGTGATCCCGGCTATTTCGAAATCGCGCGCAAGCGCATCGAGGCTGCACATGAAAGTTCAACCGTTCTCGACGCTGCATGCACTGCATGACATCGCGCCTGAATACGCGCAGGCAAACATCGAAGCCATGTTCGAAGAGGCGGACGTCGACACGGTTTCCGCGGTGCTCACTCGCAAACCCGACGGCGGGCTGATCGGCTCAACGCACCTCACCAAATACCGGATTCATTGAATGTGGAAAACGCTCCGCGACAAACACCCGAAGGATAACGACCTTCCAGACCGCGCGCACACAGTCGGCTGCTTAACGGCTGTTCTCGACGGCGCGCAATACGACGTGCTGCCCCACTCGTTCCACACCGAGAAATCGGACGCCGACGAATACATACCGCTGCGCGAGCGCCGCCCGTCTGTGCGTTTCGCGCTGTGCTCCGAAGTCGTCGATGATTCGGTCGGCCTGCTGTTCTCCGAAGAGCACTTCCCGACCGTCACGAGCGAGAACGCGGACGCCGCCGAAGGTCTGGAGCGCATCGCGAAAGACTGCTATCTGAACGAGGTAATGATCGACGCCGCAACGCGCGGCTCAGTCGGATCGGCTGCGGTGCTGCTGCGCGTGCTGAAGAATCGCCTGTTCTTCTCCGTGATGAACACGCAGTTCCTTACCCCGGTTTGGCAAGACGACGCGCCCGACACGCTGGCGAAGGTCATCGAACTGTACAAAACGAAGGGTCGCGCGCTCAAGGCGCTCGGCTATCCGATCGCCGACGACATGCTCGCGCAGGATCACTGGTTTCGCCGCGAGTGGGATGCGAGCGCGGAATCGTGGTTTCAGCCGATGCCGGTGTCGAAAGACAACGACCCGGAGACGATGACGCGCGACGACAAGCGCAGCGTATCGCACAAACTCGGCTTCGTCCCGATCGTCTGGATGAAGAACCTGCCTGGTGGCGACGACATCGACGGCAAATGCACGTTCGCGAAGGCGATCGACACGAACATCGAAATCGACTACCTGCTCAGTCAGGGCGGGCGCGCGCTGAAGTATCAGAGCGATCCCACGCTGATGATCAAAGAGCCGGCGACCGGTCAAGGCGGCTCGCTCGTCAAGGGCGCAGGCAACGCGATCACGGTCGGCGCGGACGGCGACGCGAAACTGCTCGAAATGAGCGGCGACGGCACGAACGCGCTGCTCGAATACGTGCGGCTCGCGCGGCAAGTGGCGCTCGAATCGATCCACGGCAACAAGGCCGACGCCGACAAGATCGCGGCGGCGCAGTCCGGGCGCGCGATGGAACTGATGAACCAGGCGCTTATCTGGCTCGCCGACAAACTGCGCATTTCCTACGGCGAGAAAGGCTTACTGCAACTCTATCGCATGATCGCGAAGGCGTCGCAGAAAGCGCAACTCGTCGACTCGGAAGGGCAGAAGATCGAGCCGATTGCGACCGAAAAGCCTTTCGCGCTGAAGTGGCCCGCCTGGTACGCGCCGACATGGAGCGACAAGCTCAACGAGGCGAACGCGCTGACGGCGCTCACGCAAGGAAACATGCTCTCGAAAGAGACGGCGACCG